CTTATATACATCTTACTATCTGTATCTTTTACTAACTGTTTTAAGGCTAATTCCACACTTCCACTAATACTTTTACCTAGCTTATAGGTTATATCCTTTTTTGGATTGATTTCTGCAATTTCTAATCCTAGCATACTAGCTAAATCTTGCATTATATATTTAGATGTAGAACCAGCTTGGTATGTTTTCTGCACCTTAGTATTTCTCCATTCAAAACCACCATCCGATACTTTCATAATAGTTATTTTATCTACTCCCTGCCATTCTGTATTTATATTTTCTATCTTTCCACTTAAGATATTACCTATATCTCCTTTATATCCTGCATTGAGAATTACATAAGCTTTAGACTGAATACTTTCTATACTACTTTTAGATAGATTATATATTTTCACTTCTGATATATCAGGCTCCTCTTTTGTGGAGAATGGCACTCTAAAATCTATCTCAAATTTATCTCCAGTAAATTCTTTATCACCAGCCTTTAAGTTGACTTCTCTAATCCAGAATTTCATCTTTATCACCATCTATCAAAAATAAAAATACTTCTTCGTTTAAATTATCAAAAGTTATTCTTTCAGCTCTTCCAGTTAAGTCTAAGGGTACAATGTTTACTTTAGGGATATCCTTATAACGTGATGATAAAAATAGAGGTTTACCGTATATAAGTTTTTCTCCTAATACAATAACCTCATCATTCTTTAATAAATCTATTGTAAAAAAATCTTTTAAGACATTGTAATTTACTTGAAATGTATAAGTTTCGCCTTCCAATGTCATATCAAATTTGTAGGGTACCATATCCTTATCTATTTCTATATATTGCATATAACCACCACCTTAAAATACACTTCCTGCTTGGCCATATCCTTTTACTAAATTAGTTTTATATACTTTATTCGATACTTTTTTAGCCTTTGGCTGTTGTTTTCCTTTATTTGTGCTCTTTTTCACCTTTGTAGCTGTCCTTTTATCCTGCCTTTTTGTACTTGGATTAGCAACTTTAATTTGAACTTCTTTAGCTGTTGCTATTCTTACTTGCTTTAATTTTATGTCAAAGGAAAACCCAGTCCTGTTTTTTACCCCATGAACCCTATCTATATCTTCTATTACCATATTCCCATACATATTTCTTCCTACATATTTTAATAAAGCACCTTCAGATTTATATTTTTTTAACATTTGCAATTTAGAAGCTGCATCATCCCCTATCATTTGACCTCTGATATTAATATAGGAGGGATTTTGCTTTACATGATCTGATACATCTTGGCCAGATTCAACAGGATTATCAGTTACTGTAGCACTATCCTTAACATTTTCTACCTCAACTACTGTAAATTCCACATTTCCAAGTTTTACTCTTTGCATTTAATCCCCCCTCTATGATAATTGTAATCCAAGCTCATAAAACATTTCTTGAACAGTTTTCCTAGTTTGCTTATCTATTTGTTTTACTAAATCACTAGCATCTTCTTTGGTTGCATTACCTTTAATTTCAATATTATAACTAGGGTTAAAGTTTATAACTACTCCCTGTTTTTGCATTGCAGGAGCAGGGACTTTGAAGTTATTTTGATTTCTAGGATCATCCGCTGTAAGAACTTCTTCTCCCTCATGAAGATTAGCAAGATAATTATCATATGGTACTTTTGCCAATCCACTAGCATGAGAACCATCAGCTACAGTTTTACCAGTAACCTTATCTTTTATGTTCCGGGCAATGTTAACTGTCCCTTTGATAGGATTTTTAACAAAGTTTTTTAGCCCTTCCCATCCTTCTTTAATCTTACCTATAGATTTATCTATTCCATCCGTCATTTTATTCCAAGCCTGGATTGTTTTATCTTTTGTATCTTCCCAGCTCTGTTTTATTTTCCCACCAGTCTTAGTAGCCCATTCTGAAATCTTATCCCAGTTTTTATATAAGGCTACTCCCCCAGCAACTAAAGCTCCAATTGCTAAAGTGGTAAGTCCAACTGGTCCTGTCATTAGTGTAAAAGCTGTTTTAGCAACTTTTATTTTTGCAGGTATATCAGCAATAAATCCTAATGTTTTACCCCCTACACTCACCAACGGACCTAAAGCTGCAGCTGTTAATCCTATTTTGGCTATTAATTGTAAGGTTTCAGGATCTAATTGTACTAATTTTTCTGTTACAAATCCTAATCCATCAGCCACTGTTGCAATTATAGGGGAAATTGCTTCACCCATATTTTGTCCTGCGACCTTCATTCTCTGCATAGATTGAGCAAAACTAAAACCAGTAGCATTTATCCCTTCTGTCTGCTCTTTAAAGGCTTGCTCCATCATTCCTGATGAATTCATTAATTCGCCTAACTTTTTACTGTAATCTTCACCTAATTGGCCAGCTAAGGATAAAGCTAAGGTTTGACCTTGAATAGAACCAATATAATCTTTGAGTTGACCATTACCTTTTCCAACTTCTCCAGTTATAGCTTTTAATGTGCCTATTAGTCCTTCACCCTCTAGCATAGCCTCTCCAGATGAGTATCCCATACTACTCATAAGTGTAGTCATATTCTCTGTAGGAGCCATTAAGGCTTGTAATATACCTCTATACTGAGTAGTAACCTCTGCAGCATTCCCTGTAACACCAGTTGCAGCTGCATATACTGCAAACATTTCTTCTTGTGATTGACCCAACTCAACAACTAAAGGGGTAACCTTACCTATGCTAGATGCTAAATCTGCAAATGAAGTTTGTCCTAGTTTCAAAGTACCAAAAGCTAAGTCCATTACCTGTTCATTAGCTTTTGCAGATGTATCCCCAAATGCTTTCATAACTGCAGATGAAAGATTTAGAGCATCATCAGTAGTTGCTACACCCGCTGTAGCAGCCTTAGCATTTATGGCCACCTTGTCCATGGTATCAGCTGCATCTCCATAAGCAGATATAACTCCATAGGTTGCATCTGCTATTTCTGATGTGTCTTTCGCAACATCTATAGAAATATCTTGAATTGCTCCTTTTAACTCATATAATCTTTCAGTTTGTCCAGGTATCATTGTGGAAATAGTAGCCATATCTTTGTTTAAATCTTGTGTTAATTTGGCACTAGCAAGTCCAACACCTACAATAGGAGCTGTAACCCATTTATTCATACTAGAACCTACATCTTTCATACTTTTACCTAAGTCTTTTACTTCTTTTTGGGTTAATCCTATTGTTTTTTGATACCTATCCATCTTTTCTTTGCTTTTGTCTATTCCTGATGTAGTCTTATTGCTACCTAGTTCTTTAATTCCACTAGAGGTATTGGCAAGTTCATCTGTTGCTTTGCCAGTAGTCTTAACAAGCTCATCCATAGCCTTATCGGTTTTTACAACGGGGTTTTCATCACCTTCTATATTAATAGCAAAGGTAAGATTTCTTAAATCTGACACTTACTCACCCCCTACTTCTTATGATGCTCTATTGCTAATTGCAATTCTATTAATTGTTCCTCATACATTCTTTCTGCTTCTGTAAGTGATATATATCCTTCTAAGATTGGATACCAAAACAAGTCATACATTTCTAACATTCTTTTCCTAATGTATGACCTGTTTACTTTCCCCCATATTGGAATGCCAAAGCCTGCCCTGTAACTTTTTCAACTTCTGCAGGTAAATTAAAATCATCAATTGTTAACCCTTTAGGTTCAATAACTATATGTTCTAATATGGCATCATGCATTTTGGTAGCTATTGCATTCCCATTTTCATCTTGCCATCCTTGTCTTAGCTCCATAGCTGCTCTAACTGGTAATCTTTGAAATTTATATTTAACTCCATCAATTTCAACTTCTTTAGTTAATTCAAAATCCTTTTTATTTGTTTCTCCCATTATAAATTCCTCCTTGTAATTTTATTTATAAAATAAAAATAGCACCCTATAAAGAGTGCTCATTCTCAAATTTACTGCCAATTTATTTTATTGTTCCCCATTGTTACTGAACCCAAGGCTATAACTGTGCCATCACTATCATAAATTTCTACTATTATGTTATCTTTTTCATTATCTACTTTTTCTATAATTTCCTCAGCTTTTTGTTTAGCTGTATCTTTATCAATTCCCTCAACCGTTATACCAACATGATGACTATTTCCTTCTGATTTAAGTTTAATATCTACTACGCCTTCAGATTTTTTGATAGTTTCTATTTTAGATATGTCTATACTCTTATCAGGGCTAACTATCAATTTAATCATAAAGGCTATAAATACTATCAAAACTACAAATATAGCAGTTCTAATTCCCTTACTCATAACATCTACCCCCTTATATTCTATTTACTTCTATTATACCAATATAAGGGATATTATCAATCTTTTTATGCTTCTGTATAATCAGCAACAAAGAATTCTATATCTACTTCCTCTATCTCCTTTCCTAAGTTAATAGGTGGTGCCTTTATAATCCATGCTTCACTTCCACCAACATTAACACCATTGTCATTCATGTCTACTACTGATATTGGCTCTATTGCATTAGCGGCTGCCTTTCTTGCTAATATTCCTATAAAAGGAGATGTCCCAGCTAAAGAAATTGTAATCTTCCCTGTATTATCTGCATTAATAGCTCTTGATACTTCTCCTAATACCCCTACATGAGAAGTTGCATTGTCCTCATTCCTTTCACATTTAACCATACTACCTTCAGCAAATCCTGTAATAACCATTCCACCATACATAACGGTAACTAGCTTAGGATTAAAAGTGCTTGTTTTACTCATCCTATGCCACCTCCTCTAATACCAAATCAATGTTAATTTCTGAATTGTGGATAGCTCCTGCTACTGTAGCCTTAACGGAAATACCATTATATTTTCTATTGGCCACATCATTTTTGCTAACTTCATTTCTTCTTAATGCAGTTATCTGATATACACCTTTACCGTCCTTTTCAAGGATAATTCCTTGTCTAGTTGCTATTTTTAAAACAGTTTCTACCTCACCTACCATCATGCCAATACCAGTATCATCATAGCCTATCTTACCATTATTCATGGCCAATAAAAATAAGGCTTCTTCAAGTCTAAACTTAATGAAATAACTACCTAATATTATGTCAATATATGATCCATCTGTCATTTTACCTTCAGATACATAATTTCTTCCTTTTTGTCTTATATAAGAAAACCC